CCAACAAACCAATAACGGCTGTTGCTCCACCTAGCAGTATCCACTCTAAGCGTTTTAAACGATAAAAGATCTCTTTATACTGAATGTGATTTTCTGTTTCCAATGCAACTATTCGTGTTTCTAATGCTTTGCTCATACGGCTATTTCCATGAGTACTTCTCCTTATCACTTCGATGGCGGAGTAGGCCACTTGACCGTTGCAAGGGACTTATATGTTTTAGTTATATCACGAAGTTCTTGACGATAAGTTTTCCAATCAGCGTCATTTGAAAGAGTAACATCTCTATTCTGTGTCCAATCCGATTGACTCAATAAATTGTTTCGTTCTCCTCTTAATTTTTCTAACTCTACTGCTGGTCTTTCTTCTTTTTCATATTTATTCCATTCAGCTGCAATCACTTCTTTTTCAGATTGACTAAGCACTTTATCTGGTCTATCACCAACATCTTTCCATGTATATGTCATATTATGAGTCCTTTATTCCATACAAACTTATTTTTGAATAAATATTACTAGATTCTGATTTAAATCGTATACCATAAGTTCTCCCAGCGGCAGACAAAGAACCCATTGCATTACTAATAAAATAAACACTACTTGATTGTAGACCACCAAATTGAGATATAGCTACAGTATTTTTTGCAGAGTCAAATGGACTATAAACTCTTATCTGACCACCAAATTGTTCATTCTCAGCATCACCACCACTAACAGTTGACCTATAAAAACCATTAGCACCCATCTCATTATTCCAAGCATTAGAACCACTACCAGTTTCATATCCACCATGAACATAACCTAAAGTATTAGTTGTAGTAAAACCAGACCCATCTTGAGAGGGTTCAATTCTCAATTCATGTCCACCAGCAGTATAGAAATAATGAACTATAAATTCATATACGTCATAGGTATCATCAAAAACAACATCGCTAGTTCCATGTAAAAAATCTACAGATGATGCGTTAGTACCAGTTTGAGTTTTTATGTGTCTCCATCCAGAAGTTGCAGCCGAAACTGTAGTTGTTCCATCAAGTACAATTGCTCCTGTGCCATTCGGTGTAATTGATATGTTTCCATTAGCACCATCAGCTATAGTAATAACACCAGAGTTAGTGCCACTATTTGTACTGAGGGTAAGATCTCCTGTGCCTTGCGTCGTGATAGTAGCATTGGCATTATTATCGCCCACCATTACTGTATCTGCGCCAAGGTTCACATCACCAGTACCATTAGGTATTATATCTATATTTGCGTTTGACGTTGAAACAATATCATTTCCATTTACATCTAAATCTCCTCCGAGTTGTGGTGAAGTATCTTCTACAACATTGGACAATGCCCCCGAACCATCTGCACCGGACTGTACAAACTGAACACCCACACCATCTTCATTAGAAAATGATCCGTTAGAAACAACGTGTGTTACCGCGACCTTGGTATATCCTGACGCATCCGTAACCGCACCCGATACCTTGAAAAGAGCGTATGTTGACGTTGTACCTTCCTTTGTAACTTGGATATATCCTCTTGCTGTTGAGTTAGATACATCATCCCAGCTTTGAACAAATGTTGATATATCCGCGCCAGCATCATCAGCGTCATCAACGTACAACACCGAAACGCTTGAAAGAGTACCATGATTGAAAGCTATCTTTCCGGCTCCTGGATCCGCATCACTCGTCGAACTGTTCCAGGTCATTCCCAGACCAGAAGTCCCAGCTGTAGATCCTGTCGCGCCTGTCGCTCCTGTGTCACCCTTTAGCCCTGTCATCGTGAAGTGAACGGATAATCTATCGGCTGCTGAAAATGTATTGTTTGAGGATAAATGAGCGCAAGCCAATTTTACATAACCCGAAGCATCCGTGCTCGCGCCGGTTAGTTTAAATCGTGCATACGTTGTAGGATCATCACGATCAACGATATGAACAAATCCTCTTATGGTACTTGTGCTGTCATCCCAAGACAGCAAATCTGTAGAAATATCGACTCCATTAGCATCTGAGTCATCTATATATATTGCTGTTGCAGAGGCATAGGTTCCATTGTTTAACCTTAATTCTCCAGCGCCAGGATCCGCATCACTTGTCGAGTTATCAAACGAATAGAGATAACCAGGTGCAGCACCATTATTACCGGTGCGTGTAAACTGTACTGATAATTCATCTGCGGCACTAAACGTATTATTTGAAACAATGTGACTAACGGCTAGTTTGTTGTACCCACTTGCGTCTGTTGATGCAGCATTGATTTTGAATTTCGCATACGTCGTTTTGTCGTTAATATCAACAATATGCAGAACACCTCGATCAAGCGCCGTTGAGTCATCCCACGTTATCGTATCAGCTTGTGTCGAAACTCCATGCTGGTCTGCATCGTCTATATATATAGCCGTAACGCTAGAATATGTGCCGTGATTGAAAGCGATCTCACCGGCTCCTGGATCAGTATCGCTTGTACCAGTATCAAACTTATAGAAATAACCAGCTGATACTCCATCTTCACCGGAGGCTGCAAACGAGATCCAGATCTTGTCATCCGCTGCAAACGTGCCGGATCCGTCAACATAAGTTAGATTAACTTTTGTGTAACCACTTGCATCAACCAATGCACTACTGATTTTAAATACATGCCAGGTATCAAGAACACCGGCTTTACTTAATCGAATACGTCCTCTGTTTGTCGGATTTGCTGATACATCATCCCATGATTGACACCATGCGCTAACATCTGTTCCGTTGTATTCTAAATCATCAACATAAAGAATAGTAGCGCTGGCGATTGTTGCGTGATTCAATCGTATAACTCCAGATCCAGGATCGCTGTCTGTTGTAGAGGTTGAAAACTTGAATAAAGCAGAATCCCCTCCAGCTGGCAGATAATCAGCAACAGTAGCTAAATCACCACTACTATCAAATCCCAGCGTTTTGCTCGCTCTAGTTGATGCGTTTTCCGTAAATTCACTTAATGTAATCGTGTTAGTACGACTTAATTTTATTGATCGACCTAGTTCCTCGTCGTGCTGCTGCACCATTCTGACGATCTTATCCATGTTTGTTTCCAGGGTTTCCGCTGGAAAAGGATCGTTAGCCACTAGATCCATTGTCTGAGTGTTTGCTAGCTC